ACCTGAAGAAATATCTTTACAGAAAGATAGAAACGATTATCAAAATTTAACTGAACAGCAGAAATTTATCTTTACATCTAATCTGAAATATCAAACAATGTTAGATAGTGTACAAGGTAGAGGGCCGTGTCTAGCATTTTTACCTTTTTGTTCTTTGCCTGAACTAGAGGGTTGTATTGTAACTTGGGATTTTATTGAAACTATACATAGTAGAAGTTACACATATGTTATTAAAAATCTATATGCTAATCCAGGAGAAGTTTTTGATACCATACTTGAGGATGAAAGAATTGAAAGAAGAGCAGCTAGTGTTACAAAAACCTATGATGATTTAATTAAAATGGGTTACCAATGGACACTCACACCTGATAAAGTGGATATGTATGAATTGAAGAAAAGATTATACCTTGCTATGATATCAGTTAATATATTAGAGGGTTTAAGATTTTATGTATCGTTTGCTTGTAGTTTTGCTTTTGGTGAACTTAAACTATTAGAAGGATCAGCAAAGATTATTTCGTTTATTGCTAGAGATGAAAGTCAACACTTGGCTATGTCACAAAGAATTATTAATAACTGGAAAGACCACGAGAACGATAAAGAAATGTTAAAGGTTATTAAAGATTCAGAAAAAGAAGTTTTAAAGATGTATGAAGAAGCCGTTGGTGAAGAAAAACGCTGGGCAACTTATCTATTTTCAAAAGGTTCAATGATTGGTTTATCAGAAAAATTGTTACACCAATTTGTTGAGTATATGGCAAATAGAAGAATGAAAGCTATACAATTAAATCCTATATATAATCAAAAAACAAATCCGTTACCTTGGGTTGACCATTGGTTGAATAGTAGGTCAAGTCAAACTGCCCCACAAGAAACAGAAATTGAAAGTTATGTAATTGGTGGAATTAAACAAGACGTACAGAAAGACCAATTTAAAAAGTTTAAACTATAATGAAAAATAAAGAGATAAAAGAAATATCCCACAAAAACTGTTCTTCCTGCGAAACTAAATATAGCGTTGAATGGGACATTAATATTCAGGACCTAGAACCTATGACCTGTCCATTCTGTGGTTATGCGGTTGAATTGGAGGATGATGAAGAACGAATTGAAGACATTGGCAGAGAAGAACACACCAACGAGGACGATAGTTGGAATTGATTATAGCTTAAACAGTCCTGCTGTTTGTGTTGCTAATAATGGTGGAACATCTTTCAGTGATTGTAATTTCTATTACTTAACAAGTAAAAAAAAATACGAAGGCATTATGATGGAGAATGTGATTGGTTATAGACTTAAAGAAAATAATGGACCTATTGAAAGATTTAAAAACTTATCCGATTGGGTGTTACATATTCTTGAAACACTACATAAAAAACAAGAAGAAAAAATCATTTTCATTGAAGGTTATTCCTATGGTTCAAAAGGCCGAGCAATATTTCAAATTGCTGAAAATGGGGGTATTCTTAAATATAGATTACAAAAAAGATACACTTGTAAAACAATAGTTCCAAGTGTTATTAAGAAGTTTGCTACAGGTAAAGGTAATGCTGATAAGCAGATGATGTATGATACCTTTAAAGCCACACAAGGCGTTAATTTGATGAAAGTATTTGACCAAGAAAAATTAAATAATCCAATAACTGATATTATTGACAGTTATTATATAATGAGGGCAGGATATGAAAATAGCATTTGTAACGACATTTAATAAAAAATTATACGATTATTACGCTCATAGATTTATGAGTACATACAATTGGCCATTTGATTTGTATGTATACCACGAGGGTTGGACTCCAAAAATAGACCCTAAAAACGACAATATAAAGTTTAGAGATATACACGAAACAAATCCAGAATTGTCGGAGTTTATCGAAAGAAATACCAAGAAGAATGTAGATAGTGTAGCTAAAAATGATTCTAGTAAGATTATTGAAGGAACTAATTATAGATTAGACGCAATTAGATTTTCTTATAAAATATTTGCTAAAACTCACTTAATGTTAACTTGTAACTATGATTACGTGTTTTGGATTGACGCTGATATTGTATTTAAAAAAACAATAACCGAAAAAGAAGTTATTAAGAAATTTTTACCTGAAGATCAATGTATATCATTTATTGACAGGCCGGATTACTATAGTGAATGTGGATTTGTAGGATATAATCTACGGATGGAGGCAACTAAAAGCTTTATATATAAATTAAGAGAACACTATACAAAAGATTTATTATTCCAAGAGAAAGAATGGCACGATAGTTATGTATGGGATTGTGTACGGAAGAAAAACTTACAAGGTTATTCTCAATACAATTTGGCACCGAAGCTTACAAAGCAAGGTAACCCTTGGCCAGATACTCCAATGAGTGAGTATGCTGACCATCTAAAAGGCAAAACAAGGAAAGACGCAGGAGTGATGTTAAAATGAGCAATAAAGCAGGTAAAATATGGGGTCAAACAGAATTGATCCACGCTAATGGAGTTTTAGAATTTCATAGAATAGAATACAAAGCAGGATATAAATGTTCTGAACACGAACACAAATTTAAATGGAACGGATTTTTTGTAGAGTCTGGAAAGATGATAGTTAGAGTTTGGCAAGACGATCAAGGCCTTGTTGACGAAACTATTTTAGGTCCAGGTGACTTTACACAGGTTAAACCAGGGAAGATTCATCAGTTTGAAGGTATAGAAGACGGCGTAGCATTTGAGTTATATTGGGCAGAGTTTAACCACAACGATATTAAACGTAGAACATCTGGAACTAAGATAAAAAATGATTAATATCCTGATAGGGTACGATAGTAAAGAGAAAGTGGCATTTAATGTATTAAGTTATAGTATATTAAAGAACTCAACTAAACCGGTAGCTATTACGCCAATATATTTACCAAACATTAAAGATGATTTTATAAGAGAACGAAATCAATTATCTTCTACTGAATTTTCTTTTAGTCGTTTTGTAATACCACATCTTATGAACTACCAAGGTTGGGCATTGTTTATGGATTGTGATATGTTGATGAAGGCTGATGTTTCTGAACTATGGCGCTTAAGAGATGACAAATATGCCGTACAGGTTTGTAAACACGATTATGTTCCAAAAACACAAACAAAGTTTTTAGGCCATACTCAAACTGCTTATCCTAAAAAGAATTGGTCCAGTTTTATGTTAATGAATTGTAAAAAATGTACACAGTTAACACCTGACTATGTAAATAAAGCTAGTGGTTTAGAACTACATCAATTCAAATGGTTAGAGAGTGATGAACTAATTGGTGAATTACCAATAGAGTGGAATTGGTTGGCTGATGAATATGAATATAAAAAAGATGTTAAGAATATTCATTACACCGAAGGTGGCCCTTATTTTAAAGATTATAAAAATACCGACTATGCTATTGATTGGTTTAATGACTATAAGGAAACTACTGCCATAGATTTATAATAATGAATACTATTGATATTTACAAAAAAACTACCTCCGGCACAGGTTTTAAATCTGATTTGTTAAGAGCATTTTATGATGGAGTTACTAAAATCAAAAACGAAAACTGGAAAGCCAAGGTGATTGATGATTTTGAACTATCAACTGATAACCCCGGCACACACGCTTTCTGTTTTAATTTTCAAAGAGAGATACAAAGACCTAAACCCGCTCTAGTATTGAGAAAAAAGATTATAGAAAAATACGAACCACCTAAAAAAATATGGTATTATGATAGTAATGTATTAGTATCATATGAAAAAGATAAACACCACGCTACAAATTCATATGTAAGAATTGCTTATGGTAATGTATATCCAGATAAAACAAATTATTTTAATAAGGATCCAAAACCTGATAGATGGAATACAATGAAAAGAAAATTAGGTATTGAGTTAAAAGATTATGATAAATCTGGCGATCAAATTTATATTTGTTGTAATAGAGGTAGTGGTGGGTATTCTGCTTTTGGAAAGAATGCTGCTCAATGGGCTATAGAAGTAACACAAGAACTAAGACTACACACTAAGAAACCAATTATTATTCGTTTACATAGTGGTAAAGGTTACCCTACATTTGATGAGGATATAAAAACATTATATGCCTTTAAAGATCAGGCTAAAGATGTTAAAGTACACTCTCCTGGTAATAATTATCCAGACCTATTGGAAGAAGTTAAAAAGAGTTATGCTGTTGTTGTATATACTTCATCATCCGGAGCACCAGCTGTGATAGAGGGTAAACCGTTGTTTGTTACCCACTCATCAAGTTATCTATATCCAATGAATGCTGGCCATTTATCAACTATAGAAAATCTTAATTTAGATTTAGATAGGGAAAAGTTTTTATGGGGATTAGGTGAAAGTCATTGGACATTACAAGACATAGAACAAGGATTATATTTCAAAAATTTCTTAGAGAAAGTTACAAATGTATAAACATAATAATAAGACAGTATGGCGTTGTGTTGATTGGGACAATGAAAAAGGACAAGAACGATTTGAAAAAGGTAAGAATAGACACGATCCGTACATTGTAAGTATGACAATCGGCACCAATGGCATTTATATGGGTAGTGAAAATTTAAATTTAGATGATGATGATCGTCCTTGTATATTTAGAGGTTTAGGTAAATCTCCTCTTATACACAAATGTATAGAAAAAGGTATTGATTATA